ACGGCTCCGGCGGCAGCAATCGGTGCAGTGACTTTCATCGTCATGTTCTTGCCGACATCGGTCATTTTGTCGCCAAGCCTCTGCATACCTTCCCCGGCGGCTTTAAGTTCTTGGGATAACGTGGAGCCGAATTGCTTGCTCTGCTCTTCCAGCTTCTTTAATGCCTGTTCGGTTTTAACAACTTCCCTTTCAAGTGCCCGGAATTGCTCTTCGGAAATCTCGCCTTTTGCAAGCTGTTCCTGTGCCTGCTGAGCTGCGGTTTTTAGCGTCTCGAGTTTTTCTTTTGTGCCGCTTACGGCATCGGCAAGTAATTTTTGTTTCTGCGCAAGCAATTCTGTATTGCCGGGATCTAATTTTAGGAGCCGTTCGACTTCTCTCAGCTCGCCTTGGAGGTCACGGGATTTCTTGTTGACTCCCGATAAGGCTTTATCGAGGCCAGTAGTCTCTCCGTTAATGACTATTGTCAAGCCTTTTATTTTATTTGACATGAACCCACCTCCTTAAAACGCCTCAATATCTGCCGCCGTTGCGTATCGCTTCGGTGGCTCCTTCTCTTGGTTCTCGTTATAACAAGTCACTAAATAATCAAGCACCATCCCGATGCTCATCATGTCCAAATCGGCGGCAGTCAGCCCACTGTCAATTGCCCGTTTCAGCAATATCTCTGTTGTTATTTCTTGACTGCTGCCGCCGGATGGTTTTTTGGTTGTACTGTTGTTTTGGTTGAATCAAAGAGCAGATCCATTGATTGTGGCAATACTTCAATTGCGAATTGAACCGGAGGCATATCGAATCCCTCAAGCCAATTTTCAAGAGGCGGAATCTGCGGATTTGCAGCTTTCGCAAATACCCAAAGAAACCGATAGAATGTATCAAAGTCGAAATGGCCCTCAACGAGAGCAGTAACGATATCCCCCTCTGCATCATTAGGCATGCCCTGTGTTAGAGCGATCAAATCCTTCAGTCCATCTCGATTGAAATTTCTCTTATAAGAAAACAGAGAAGCCGCCGTGGATTTGGCGGCAAACTCATATTCTCCGACTTTAATTATCCTCTCCATGCTTACGCACCAACCATCTCAATGTTTTTGGCTACGGCAGCACTGGCCACTGTTACTGTATCGGTTTTGGCGGTGTAGCCCGCCGCAGACACAAGCACATCGTAAGTTCCGGCAGGTTGCGAAATCTTCACAATGCCGTCCGCATTAGTGACTCCGACCTTACCACCAACAACAACGACCGCTCCGGCAATTTTAGTGGCTTCACTTTTGACCGTGATTGTAATGACGAAATTCGCCAAATCTCCCGGCTCGTAGTAAACTGAGTCGAACCACGAATTAAACAGTTCTGCATTATCACTCTTTTTGATAGTGGCTTTGATAATCCCGTCTGACTTCGTAGGCCTTGCTGTGATTGGCACACTAAACAGTTTCGGGTCAACCGTATCGCCCTTAGTCTGCCCGGAAAGGTCAGGACGCCCAGCGGAACAGTCATACAAAACGAACCTCTTAGCGGATACCGCTGATTCGTCTGCGATCGTAAATTCTCCGAGAAGCGCAAAATTGTCAGGTTTGATTCCGTCTTTTTCAATCAGTACGCCGTTTGCGTCTTTATATTCTCCAAGATGGTTAATCTTGAAATCCTCCGGGATTTGACGGACATTTATATTGCCCTCATATCCTTGATTAACAGGCAACCTGTAATATTCCACATCGTCTGCGTGGATTACAATAGGGTCTCCCACGGGAGGTAATGCTAGTTCGTCCGCACCTATCCAGCTTTTGACGGCTCCAAAGATAGGCGACCCATCAGGTGCCTCCGTTTTCTGTGCATAATGCACATTTTTTATACCATAGGTAATTTTTTCGTTCATGTGTTACACCTCTCTTTTAATGGTTTCGACAACAGCTCTCGCCATCTCGTCAATGCTTGCTTCGTGGGTTTTCTTGATAAATGGCTTTCCTCTAGTCGTTGAATACTCCAAGATATTAGATAGCGGAATCTCGTTGCCTTTTTTGTCGGTTACAATAGTTGTGTTTCCGACATATCGCATCAATTTGTCCCGGCTGGTCTTGCCTTTCCAGTTTTTTGCGAAGTTTTTCTTGACATAGCCTTTCGGCGGATTCTTAATAGACGGACTAGCGGCTTTGAGGTTATTTATAAGCACCTTTTCGGCAGCCTTGATTCCTTCCGCTGTAGCCTCATAAACTACATCGCCGTAATCCCTCAAAATATCCTCGACTGCCGATTGTAGGCTGGCCGTATTGACTTTAATCTCGATTGCGCCCATTAGACCACCCTGCCTTTATAACACTCGATTAACAAGACACCATACCCGATATCGTCAATATCACCTATGCTCTGTGCTCCGAATGGGACGGAATAGCCATTACTCTCAAGCGCCGATATGATAGTGTCGGCTCGGTTTTGTACTTTCGTTCTGCCTGCTGACGTGGCAATTAGCGAGTCTTTGAAGTAATACCTAACTGCTACATTGGCATTGCGGATTAAAGGCCTGTCGTCGGCATTTGTGGCCTCGTCTGAGTCGATGGTGTAGACAATATACTCGTCTGCATCGGCCCCGGTTTTCCGCATCCAATAAGATAGGACGTCAGGGTGTAAGGCGTCATCAAGTACGGTCTGGACGTCAGTGTAAATCATAGACCCTCATACCTCCTAACCGAAAACTCCATATATTGGTTAGCCTCAAGCACGTTATCAACACCGCCCCACACCTCGTAGCAATTCGGGTTCAGCTTGTCCGGTTCGCCGTCCTTGATTGCCGTAGCGTCTGCATTTTTTATAACCACCGTCCGGTTGGTTTTCATCTTGCTGTAAATCTCAGGATGATAAAACGTCCTCACGGTTGCCGAATCAGAAACTCCTAATGCCTGAGCGTTTAATCTCCTGTCTCCGAAACTGCCTCGCCATTCGCCGTATAGGGTTCCGATTTCTTGCCATGTTTCCGTTTGCCCGACTCCCGGCACATATTCACTAAACGACACATAAAATACGATAGGGGTGGTTGGATTAAATTTAATCATCATCGCCACCCTCTTCCGGCGGTTCTCCCGGTTCTTCTGTTTCTTCTGGTTCCTCTGGCGAGAACTCTATTACCGGGCCGGGATCTTCTGCCCTCGCCTGTGCAACATAAGCAATTAGCACCGGATGCGCCATAAGCTGTGCCGGGTCTGTCGACTGGCGCATTTTGCAATACAGCGTTATGGCCTCCACCGCTAACGGAGTAGGGAGGGACGGGTCAATCTCCCAACCCGCCCCTTTGAAAAACGCCACAGCGCCGTCAATCATCTGTTGGACTTCCGCATCTTTTGTAGCGTCCGAATAGAACACCCCGATGCCAGGTTTAATTAAATCTAACAGCGCCATATTACTCTCCTTGCTCCTCCTTCATGACCGTGACGACGTAAACCGTCTTGCTTGCCCCGTCGGTTACAGTAATGGTTAATGTATTTTCTCCGCTCGCCCAGGTTACAGCGGTGCCATTAGCTATAGTCACGCCCTCTTCCTTTTCGCTATTCGTAAGGACAATCTCAATCACGGCAGACGGGTCGTCTGTGGTAGCTGTGACCTTATTTGTAGCGTCGGTGGTTGTGACCGTATACTCTAATATTTCACTGTCAAACTCTGGACTCAAAGTTAACGCGTCGATAGTCAACGCGGATAATGAACTATCGACTACGCTTTTTTTGTTACTGTCACCAACGAATTCTTGTCGACGACTTTACCGTCAACAGCCATCACTGCCTTAGTGAGGAAGTCCTCGGTATCCCAGTCCTGCTTGCGCTGGATTCCCATGTTGTAGTTGGTATTAAGGACGTAATCCTTCGGATTGAACAGGAACGCCACCACAGTATCGTTGGCGACGGTTGCGGCATAATTCGGCATGTAATCGTTGAGGATAACAGGTCTACCCAGCAGAGTTCTTTCCGGTCTGCCATTCAATCCATAGTTGACTCTGGCAATTGGCTGCCCAGCTCCGTCCTCTCCGTCGGTCATGCCAATGAAGGTCATGAAGGTCTTTTTCGTCATGAACCATACAGCATCAGCCTCGTAGGCAAGCGGGAGTTTCGCCTCTGCATCGACAAGCGTCTGGTAAGTGAACCCCGCTGCCGCTGCCACGTCCACGTTCTGCCCGGCGGCTACGGTTTCGTTCAGGATTCCCTTGGGGCCTACCAGCTCAGTTTTGTTCGCATTCCATGCGCCGTTGATGATGGCGTCTTCTAAAGCCTTGGTCATGGCCTCGACCACGTTCTCGACGAACTTCGCCTCAAATGCGGAGATTGCCATAACACTGGATTCCATAGTCATTGCAATTTCGCATCTTAACTTGAAGTGCGTAAATGTAATGGCTGTTTTAACTTCCTTTTTCTGCTTGTCGGAGCTTGCGCCCTCAGCCACCCATGTAGCAACCGGTTTTACGCTGGAAGTCGGAATATTCATACCAGCCGGGAATGCTGTCTTTGTTACGAGAGGCAGGATCATGCCTGTTGATTCCAACTTCTCGACAATCTGATTCACGAGCACGGTCGGGATAGCCGTTGTGAGGTCAGTGGTAGCTGTAGTATCATCATCTCTCAATTCGGCCGGAATAGGAGT